CCGGGGAACGATGCCGTCGCCTACGACCGGGACGGCGCCGATTCCACCCGGACGATCATGGACCTGGACTGGGTCGAGGTCTCGTCCGTGGTCCGTGGGGCATCCCCGTCGACGATGACCATCGGAGCCAAGTCGGAGACCGAGACCGTGACCATGCCCGAGGCGGTCCCGGACGTGGAGACCGAGCCCCAGGAACCGGCACCTGAAGAACCAGAGACCGACACCGGCGCCGATCAGCCGGACGAACCAGACCAGGCCGCCCCGGACACGGACGATCCGTCCGCCTCCAGCACGGTCCAGGCCAGGCTGCGCCTGTTGCGATCACGCCTCCAGCTACAAGGCATCAAAACGAACTAAGGAGACAACCGTGAATACCAGAGAGATGAGGGAACAGGCCGCCGCACTGTTGAGCGTTGCGGAGACCGAACTGGAGAAGGGCGAGGTCGATTCATTCAACCGGATGATCACCGAGGCCCAGGAGAAGATGGAGCAGGCCGATACATTCGATCAGGCCGCGACCAAGATGGCAGCACTCAAAGGCGACTTCGATCGCCCACTCAACCCGGTCCCGGTGACGTCCAACGACGTGGCGATCTACGACCCGACGGACAGCACCGCCAGGATCAAGGCCAATTACAAACCGGCGTCATTCGTCAAGGGACTGCCGGCGATGGCCCAGCCCTTATGGGTCCAGGAGCAGATGGGCGACAACGTCAAGGACGAGGCCAGGTTCATGTCCGACACCTTCGTCAAGTGGTTCCAGTCCCCGTCCGACGATGTCTTCTGGAAGACCGCGTCCCCGGACGAGATCAAGGCCATGCAGGAAGACACCGACGCCGAGGGCGGGTTCTTCGTCCCGGAGCAATTCCTGGCGAATACCATCCATGACACCGGCGTCCCGGGCTCCCAGCTTCGGCCCATTTGCAACGTGATCCGGGTCGCATCCAAGGACGGGTATATCCCGACCATGGCGTCGGCGACCTGGGCGGCGATAGCTGAAGAAGCGGCACCGACCGAGTCCACGCCAACCGTGGGCCAGGTGACCTTCTCCATCGAGAAGTCCGGAGGGCTGATCAAGGTCAGCCGCGAGCTCCTGGACGACTCGGCCATCAACCTCCCGAACCTCCTCTCGCAGATATTCCAGGAGGCTGCGGGACAGTTCGAGGACACCGGGATCATCAGCGGCAATAATACGACCCAATACGCCGGCATCATGTCCGACACGAATGTGGCCTTCTACACGATGGCCAATGCGACCTCGGTCGTGGTCGCCGATCTTATCGGCACGTTCTACGCGCTTGAGGCCCAGCACCGGGCGAACTCGACCTGGGTCATGAAGTCGGCGATTAACTCGCTGATTAACCAGATTCAGGTCACCGGAAACGGTGTCACTGGCATTGCCAACATCACCACTGCTCCGTCCGCGTTTATCCTGGGGCGGCCTGTGGTCGACACCGACGTCACCAGCGGGTTGGGCGGCAACATCACCAGCACCGAGAAGATCGCCATCTTCGGGGACTTCAAACAGTACTACATCTTCGATCGGGTGGGCTTCACCATCCGCCGGAATGACAGTCTATACATGGGCAACGATCAGGTCGGCTTCTTCGCCACCCGCAGGGGTGACGGCCAGGTCGGACTCGCCGCTGCCTTCAAGATCCCACGCGCCGCCTAATCAGCGGATAGCTAATCGGGCGCGGGGCTACGGTCCCGCGCCCAACATAGGAGGACGACCATGGCCAAGACGATGTGCATCCAGAACTTCACCTACGGGGCGACCGGGGAGACCTACGAGGCCGGGGTGGAATACGACGTCCCGACGGCGACCCTCAAAGCCAACCCCGACTACTTCAAGTCGTCCGGACGCCCGTCCAACAAACAGGCCGGCACGGACGAGGACAAGTCCGCCGGCGGTGACGAGGAAGCCGTGGAAGCCGAGGCTGCTGAATAGTGGCGACCAGGCATACATACGCCAGCACGGACGACCTCCGGGACTACCTGGCCGGCACGTCCTATAGTTCCGGCTGGACCGCAGACGGCGGGTCCATCCGCCGGATCCTGGAGGCTGCGTCCGTCCGGATCGATCAGTACACCTCGGGCGGGACGTTCGGGCCGGTCACCGAGACCAGGTACTACGACATCGGCGCCGGGTCGTTGATCGATTCGCCGCAGTATTACGTGACGTCGGGCCATGGTGGGATCGCGATGGCCGAGTCCCTGGCGAATGTGATCCCGCTGGACGGCTGGCTGGTCTCGACCACGACCGTGACGGCCTACGACGACACGGACCGGGGGACATCCACGACACTGACGGAAGGCTATGCCAACGACTTCTTCCTGATGCCCTATAACGTCAGCCCGAAGACGGTGTTCAAGCTGAACGAGGACACCAGCAACACCCTGGACGCCGGCCAGCAGACCCTTTCGATCCTGGGCTCCTGGGGATATACGGCGGACACCCTGAACATCACCACCATGGACGCCGTGACATCGACGACCGCGACGTCCGTGAGCGTGGGCTCGGCGACCGACCTGGGGCCGGCCCAGACCGTCCTGGTGGACTCGGAGCAGATGTATATAACGTCGATCAGCGGGAACACCTTGACCGTCGAGCGCGGGGTCAATGGGACGACGGCCGCCACCCATTCGGGCGGCGCCACGGTCTATGTCTACGACTACCCGGCGCTGGTCGTCCAGGCCTGTCTGGACGTGGCGAAGCTGACGTTCCGGAACCGGGACCTCGGCCTGTCGACCACCATCGGGACCGGGGAACAGTCCATCACGGCAGCCGAGGGCGAGATCCGGTCCGTACTGATGACCCTGGACGACTACCGGGCCACCGGCACCTCCAACGGGGTGATCTTCTGATGGCTGAGGTCGGATTCGCCGTAAAACTTGACGAGAGTGGACCTCTGTTCGCCGGCGATATGCCCAAGAACCTCGTCGAGGCCGTCAACAGCGGCCTCCTGGAGATGGCCTTGATAGAAGGGTCCAATTATGTGAAGGACCAGCTGTATGAGGGCCACGGCTTCATCACGGGCGAATTGAAACGGCACGTCGGCGCCGACCTGATAGAAGGCCAGGACCTGGTGGCCCAGGTGGATGCCGGAAAGAACCGGTACGGCGCGAACCTTGTCTATGCTGCCTGGATCGAAGGGATCGGAAAACGGAACCGGACATCCCGGTTCAAGGGCTATCACATGTTCGAGAACGCCCGAAAACGGATAGATGGGAATCAAGCGATGCAGGACAAATACATCGAACGGGCCATCGAGAGGGCGTTCGGTTGACCAGGGCCGGAGCGTTGGACCGGATAGACGTCCTTCTGTCGACCATCACGGACCCGGCATTCGTGGCCGTGGTCCGGGCCGAACCGCTGGCCCTGGCCGGCACCCCCATCCTGGCCTTCTGGGTGCAGTCCAGGACGCCGGGCTGGCAGACCCTGGGCGACATCGGATCGACGACGACCATCATGGTCCGGGCCTATTTCCGGATGCAGCCGTCGACGGACGTCCGGGAGACCATCGAGGCCCAGGTCTGGGACGCGATGGTGGAGATCGAGACCAAGCTGCGGTCGGACGCGAACCTCGACGGGAACGTCACGGACTCGGTGGTGGGCTCGGCCCAGGTGCAGTACCTGACCATCGACGCGTCGGTCTACCGGGTGGTGACGGTCCCGTTCGATGTCCAGATATACGAGGAGATAACGATCACTCCGTAGGAGTACCAAATGGCTAAGAAATCGGGTCTGGGTCAACAGATATTCGTCCACGGTTACGACCTCAGTGGGGACATCGCCGCCATCGACAATGCGGGGTCGCCGCGAAATCTCCTGGACATCACGGCCCTGAACGCCTCCGCGACCGAACGCCTGGTCGGACTGTCGGACGGGAACCTCGGGGTCTCGTCCTGGTTCAACGATGCCACCGAGCAAGAACATGCCGCCTTCAAGGGATTGGTGACCACCGACCGGATCGTGACCTGGGCATTCGGGGCGACCCGCGGGGACGTTGCCGCCTGTCTGTCCGGCAAACAGATCAACTACGACCCGAGCCGTGGGACCGATGGGTCGTTATCCTTCACGATCGACACCCAGGCGAACGGCGTCTCCCTGGACTGGTGCAACACGCTGACGACCGGCAAGGAGACCCATTCCTCGGCGGGTAGTTCGACCAGCCGGGACGACGGCGCCGCGACCAGCGCCGGCATGGTGGCATACCTGGAGATCACCGACATCGACTCCGGGACTCCGACGGTGACCATCCAGCAATCGTCGGACAACGGGTCCAGCGATGCCTTCGCGACGGTCCTGTCCTTCACGGCGGTCGCCGCGGCAGCGGCCCCGACAGCGGAGCGTGTGACGGTCTCAGGGGCCGTGGAAAGGTATCTGCGAATCACGACCACCGGGACATTCAGCAATCTGGACTTCTGCGTCTCGACCCGGCGGGGGACGAGCCAGGACGACGTCGCCTTCTAAGGGCCATGTTCGACTATCAATGCAAACTCCTCCGGGTTGTGGACGGGGACACCATCGACGTCCATATCGACCTCGGCTTCAGCGTCTGGCACAAGGCGCGGGTCCGGATGTTAGGCATCGACACGCCGGAGTCCCGGACCCGGAACCTGGCAGAGAAGGCGTTGGGCAAAGCCTCCAGTGCGCGATTGAAGGAGATGCTGACCCGGAAGAAGCTCAGGATCGAATGCTCGAAGGAGAAGGGGAAGTTCGGGCGGGTATTGGCGACGGTATTCGCTGCGGACCGGGACGGCAACGAGATCAACTGCAACGACCAGTTGTGCGTGGAAGGCCACGCCAGGCCGTATTTCGGAGGGAAGAAAGTCCCGTGGGTGTAGTGAATGGCCGAGGAAGAACCGAAACCGGACAAACATGAAGGATGAACACAAGGTCCTCCACTATGTGACCATGCTGCTGATCGTAGGTGGGCTGGCCATATGGATCCCACTTAGCCTGGCGCCGTGGATCATCATCGGGCCGTCGGAGTTGATCAAGAGGGTCGGCAGAACGGGAAGACATAATTGCCCGATATTGTTCAAAAAGTGATCTGAATGGCTGATGCCGATGAAATCCAGGAGGAATTGAGGAAGGCGCAGGAGGAATTAGAACGATTGAAGGCCAGCGAGGACAAGTCCGAAAAAATCCAAATGACCAGCGCGGATATCGTACGCATCGTAATTGCAGCGCCCGTAGTTTTTGTTTGGTTATTTTTGGGGAGTCGCATCATAATTTCAGCCAGTACATCGATGGCCGTCCTGGAGAATATCGAGCCTCTGCTCCTGGCCTTATCCATCCTCACTATCCCGGTTACGGCCATACTTGGGAGTTTATTTAAAACCGATGGGAATGGAAGATGACATTATTCGATAAAATCTGCCGGATGGTCGGGGACCGGCAAATCCCGTCTTTCAGGATGCCGACGTTCAAACGGTTCTCGGTGGGATTTGCCAACCGGCATGTGACGACGCTCGTAGTGATGGCGATCATGGTCAGTGCCGCAGCCGTTAGCGTGGGCCTTTATTTCGCAATCAAGGATGTCGCCAGTTCGACCTATAACTGGCCGGAGCCAGCCGAGTACCAGGTGACCGCCGATGGCCTCCAGACGATGGGGAAGAAGAACGACGACTATCCGGACGGGACAGAGTCCCAGACGCTATCCATCCGACTCGGAAACGGCAGCAGGATCTCCACTTTGAGGATAAAGGATGTCGACCTCGGCAGGACCGGCATCACAAAGGCGTTCGATGTCAGCCCACTGACCCAGGGCGTGACCGGGTCAACGGCTTTTCTCTGGGTCGGCAACCTGACGATCACGAACAGCAGCTTCCCGACGTTCAAGATGGAGACCAGCCAGGTCGCCAACCTTAATGCCGGGATCCTTGCCGATGGTCATACGATGGCGGCGACCATCACGAACACGGTCCCGGACGTCGTCCTGGAGAGCGAGAGGCTGGCATCGACCTATGAGGTGGACGGCTCGATCGTCGACCGGATACAGATCCATATAACTGGCAACTCCGGGGCGTTCGTGGAAAACCTCATCCTGGACAACGTGGATGCCTGGAATGGCCAGGCCTATTTCAGCCGGATGAAGATCGGAACGATGACCATGAATAACAGCAACCAGATCGGCGACGGGAGCGGGGTCGACTCTGCCTCGGCGTCTTGGGAATCGAGCGTCGAGGCGCGGAACATCGTGGACACGATTCAAGACCGCCCGATCAAGGTCCAGTAATGATCCGGAGGCAGAACAGATTGACGCGGTGGGTCAAATGCAGGGTATTGGACCGGCACCAGTTCCAGGCCTGCGGCTGCGGGTCACACCCGGCCATGTGCATCTGGTGTCTGGAGTTTGACTGATGAACGTCCTCCTTTCAAAGATCAGGCCACAGGTCTTTCTGTCCATCGTCTGCGGGACGGTGGTGGCGATAACGATCTCGTTCATCGCCTACCAGCTCCAAAGCATCGAGATCATCACAGGCGTGGCGGGGTCCGTGTTCGGGTTTTTGGCCGGAATAAGTAGCAAATTGCTAGAAGCAGAATGAGATATCTGAGAACCATGACGAGCGGCGCCACGCTGATGGCGCTAGGGGTCCACTTCATCGAGGACTTGTCCTTGATCAGTATCGGCCGGTGGCTGCCGTTGCCCTGGTGGGCTGCATACGCCATCGGGATCGGGTTCTCCTGGATCATGCTGGCCGGCATCATAAACCGGCTGGAACACCGGAAGGAGCAGATGACCACATCATGAGAATCCTCTGTCTTATCGGTCTCCACGACTGGCATCTGGAGGGCTGGTCCGGGCGGGTCTGCCACCGTTGTGACCACCGGGAGATCCTGATCTATACCGCGGCCGGCGGTGCGGTCTGGGAGCGGATCACGTGAAACCGCTCCAGCTGGGCCTGAGTCTGATCCCCGTGGCGATCATCGTGGTCGGACTGATCGGCTGGGTCGTGACCCTCCGGGGCAATATAGACGCGGCCATCGGGAGCATCGAGGAACTGCAGCAGTCCCGATATGACGACTCCGACCTGATGGAACGGGTCCAGGAGCTGTCAGTCGCCAACGAGGAAGGCATGACCAAGCTGGCCTGGATCATGGAGGAATACGGTCCGGCCATCGAGTCCATCCGGGACCGGGAACTGGACACCGAGATGGCTGACAGGGTCGCCGATGTGGTGACCCGGCAGGCGGTCGTCGAGAATGAGATGCGCCAGATCATGTCGGACCATCAAGGGTTCGCGGAGGTGCTGGAGGAACTTGGGGAGTCCGGTCTGATCGAGCGCCGGGAGTACGGGAATTACAAATGACGACCCACTGGAAGATCAGCCGTCCCAGGGATACCCATTGGAGGGCGGCTTCGTGCGCGGAGATCGCCTGTTCCAAGTATGTCCTGGGGTGGGAGACGGTCCTGCCGGCAGACGACCAGGCCAATCTGGCGTACATCCGGCGGTCGGGGCTGAGGTTCCGGGAGGAATCAGACGGCGCCGTGGTCCGGTTCAGGTTCGAAGCGGGGCAGGAATGTTTCACCGGCCAGGCAGATAAACACAGGACGCAGCTGGAACGGGACCCGGTATTCAAACGGGACAACATGGAACTGGAGCCCATCCAGTTCCTGGACGATATGAACGACCATCTATACAGGATTGGAGGACGAAATGGCTAAAGAATCAGGGCTAGGAATGAGCGTGGCGATCGATGATTCCGGGGGAACTGCCCGGACCATATCCAACGACATCACGAACCTGGACTGGTCGACCCCCAGGGCGGAACAGGACATCACCGGCCTGGACAAGTCGGCGGTCGAGC